GCTATTGATAACAGTGTACCCGCGATCCAGGCCATGAACACAGCATACGAAATGGCTATCGATGCTGGCAATGATGAACTAGCAAAAATGATCAAAACAGATATATCAGATGCCAAATTTAGATTGAGTTCGGGTAAAGATTTGAATCATATAAAATATCTACAGGACAAGTATTCAAAATTCATGAATACAGAGTCGGTAAACGAATATTCAATGTCAAAAAATAAAATTGATTTGATAAAACAAAAACAAGACAAAGAAGCATATCAAGATAAATTACAAACTTTACAACAAATACAAAATGATCCAAATACATCAAAAGATCCAGAACTTAAAAAAGAGCTAATGAAAAGAAAAGAGAAATTAGTAACCACAGGTGAATCAAAAACAGTGCTTTATACCAATAGATTAGTGGATATGATGGGTAAAAAATTAGGAGAAACCTGGACATTTGCTTTCAAAAACAGTCTAAAATCATAAAACAATAATATAAATAATAGCATAACTCAATATAAATAGTTCATATGGCAAAAAAACATCACAGTGATTGGTTAGATATAGTTGAAAGACTTAAGGAATTGAGCAACATATCTCCTGAACAAGAACGACAACAACTGTTGGAAGCGGCAAAGCAAGAACCAAGAATATTAGATGACAAAGATGTGAGTTTGGCCGACATTGCTAAATTGGCCGGGATCAAGGAATACACAGAACCAAAAGTTTCCAAAGAAGCAGAAAAATTAATAGAGTCAATTGTTAACGATCAACCGACTAAAGAATCTATAATAACAAAAGCAATAAAAGAATCAGACACCGATACTTCTATTTCAACCAAGATTAAAAAAGAAGTTACAGAAGATTCAAAGAGACTTGACAAGATTGCTGAGTTGGAGACACAACTGGCAGAACTAAAAGCAGAACAAAAAAATGAGCAAACTCATGATGCTGAATCTTTCAAAAAAATTATTTCTGCAGAAATTGAAGAATATATTAAAAATGCCGACGAAAATCAATTGTCAGAACTATACAACAGCATTTCCGACAATGAAGCAGTTTACAACGAAGAACAAAAAACTATTCTAATCAAGACTGCTGAAACTAAAGAAATTATAGCAGACGCTGAGAAAAACGAAGAAAAAGTTGTACAAGAAATCGATAACGATAAAGAGATAGAAGAGATGGAAGCAGAACCGGCAAAATGCACACACTGTGACGGAACAGGTAAACACGGAGAAGATGACTGTGAAGTGTGTGGCGGTTCAGGAATAATAAGAGAAGCAGGTTACGAAGGACAAAGTGACCCACACGCACACGAAATTACTTTAGCAGGTGATTACGATCAAGAAAATGCTGTAAGTGACGAAGACGCTATGAGAATTCAATCAATGTTAAAAAAAGCAGGTATTGATGCTGAAGTACATCCAAGCGAACAAGCACATAATAAAATTCATGTTCATACCATGGCAAGTAAAGACGCTGTATTAGACGTGTTAGGTGATGGCATTGACGAGCAGGTGAGTTACAAAGACGAGTTGTCCGAAAACAAAAAATAAAACTTTCTTCTTTTTTCATCAAATATTAGAATGAAAAAAAGAAACAAAAAAACACACAATAAAAATTATAAAGAACAAACCACATTCGACCCTAAAATACATATAAGAACGGGTAGCGGATACCACATGAAGCACAATGCTCCTGCTGGTAACATGAGTGGTTCTCAGTTGAAGCATATACTGAAATAGATAAATATCAGTATATGAGTAATATACCAATATTTTCTTACAAACAATATCTAGACGACATGAGTCGTATGACTCAGACAGGCACTATTGATGCTGGACAACAAGCAGAAGCACCTGTGTCCGCAGGCTCTAGAGGATTAAAAAAAACAAAAGAATTTATAAAAGATCCAACACAAATGAAGATGGGAGAATCGATCACTATGGAAGACATGAAAAATTTAATAAACAGAATAGATGGGTTGAACGTGCCAACAAACGAGATCAACGAACTGGCGGATAACGACAAGATTGAGTTCACAAAGGTGATGCTGGACATATCACAGATCAAGGACAGGGTCGAAGCACTGTCAGTGGACGAGGAAGCCAAGAAATCTGCCATACAGTCACTGACCAACGCAGAGGAGGCCCTAGTGGCCCTGGACGAAAGTGAATACGATCCATTCCCAGAAGAGGACGAGATGACGTTCGAGGACGATGATGCGTTCTTTGAAGCATTCGGTTACCTAGGCTTTCCAGAAGACGAAACGGAACTGTTCGATGCAGAATACAGAGGCAGAAAAGTACCACTGAACAAACCTATGCGTGGTGATATTAAAAAATTCAAAGTTTATGTGAAAGATCCCAAATCTGGAAACGTGAAGAAAGTTAATTTCGGACATGGTGGAAGTTCAGCGAGGAAAGCCGGACAGAAAACCATGAAGATTAGAAAGTCTAATCCAAAGGCGAGAAAAAGTTTTAGGGCGAGACACAACTGTGCTAACCCAGGACCAAAGACCAAAGCGAGATATTGGTCTTGCAGGAAGTGGTAGTATGCAGATCCGTGAAGTAGTTGGCATTACCGAAGAAGAGTTCGAAGCATTGGCTGAAAAGAAGGACGCCTGCTATCATAAAGTAAAATCAAGATATAAAGTTTGGCCATCAGCCTACGCCTCTGGTGCTCTAGTGCAGTGTCGTAAAAAGGGTGCGGCCAACTGGGGTAACAAGAGTAAATGAAAATCACAGACGTAATTACTGAAAAGTGCTGGAAAGGGTATGAGAAGAAGGGCATGAAGACCATGTTCGGAAAACGTGTGCCCAACTGCATCAAGAAGGAAGACGTCGACTTCTGTGTTAACTGTGGAGAACTAATGTTTGCAGAAACACTAAATGAAAATTTAAAGAAATGGTTCAAAGACAAATGGGTACGATTTGGTCCAGATGGCAAGATTAGAGGTGATTGTGCTAGAGGTAGTGGTTCAGAAGGTAAACCTAAATGTTTGCCGAGATCGAAAGCACACGCACTGGGCAAAAAAGGCAGAAAGTCTGCGGCATCAAGAAAACGTAGACAGGATCCAAATGCCAACAGAAGAGGCAAGGCAAAAAACGTAAACACAAAGAAAAAATAAAATGAAATTTATTATTATAAACGGAACACTTAAACCAAGTACAGAATCAAACACATCAGTTGTTTGTGAAATGGTACAGAAAGGTTTTGAAAAGTTGGGCCACGAGTGTGAAATCGTTAACATGGCAGAGTTAAACTATAAAAATACCACAGAAGATCACGACGACGACTTACGTCCGATAATCCACAAAATGATACAACCTGAAATGAGTGGAATTATTATTGCCACACCTATTTGGTGGGGTATGTTCAGTAGTCATACACAGGCATTGATAGAAAGATTAGACTATATTGATACGTGGAGTTTGGATAACAACCATTACAAACCCATGATGGGCAAAGTGTTTGGCAGTATTGTTTCGGGAGGAGTTGATGGTTGGCAACATATCACAGGTACCTTATACAGTTTTGCATCAAACTTATCTTTGACTACACCACCTTTGTGTAATATAGAATCAGAAGCACAGGGTAGAAATAACATACTGAAGGATTCCGAAACTATCGGTATGGTCAAAAGTTTGGTCAACAACATGATAGTCTGGGCAGAAGCCATGCAAAAAGGCGAAACTGCCAAAAAAGGTCGTCACAAAGGAAACGTAGAGTAATGTATAAATTAATTTTCTGGATGTTAATTATATCAACAGCGGTATATTGTGGTATCTACATTTGGTAATATGAAATATGCAAACTCTAAAACTCATAGAAAATAGATCTCCGTACTTTATCAAATTCGAGATACCTAATTTAGAAGACATTAAGAAACGTGTAATGCAAAGTCTTGCAATAAAAACAGCGACTATGAAAAAAGACGACGGTAACTTGTCTAAAACATACAGTCACGTTAATCTAGATCCTATAGACGGACAGAAAATAATAGATATGTTTCCATTATCTAAACTGTATAACTTTGATGCCAACAGAGTGGCGCTGTTCATAACTCCTGCTTACGGAGGAGGAGGAGTACACAAAGATGGTCCCGTCCTAGAAAAAGGCAGAGCGGGTCCACATAATATAAGTTTCAACATACCTATCAAGATATCTGATGATAAATGTGTTACAAAATGGTACGATGATCAAACCTTTGAAAAAGAAAAAATACAGCACAGTAGATATTCTCGTAATGTATTTTTAGATTTTACCAATACTGATAAATTTGAGGCAAAGGCACAAACCATAATGGATGCCAATAATGTTCTTTTCATGACCACTGAACAATGGCATAGTTTTTATAACAATAGTAGACACACAAGGATAGTTTTAACACTTAGATTGGCTAAACAAGAAAGAATAAATCATTCTTTTGTTTCGATGGCGAATAACTTAATAGATAACAACTACCTGGTAAATTAATACAAACGATTATAATCAGTTGATCTATTTAAAAATCTAATGTATAATAAACGATTAACAAAGGAGACATATATGTCAGGTAAAAATTTTAATGACGCAGAAAAACAAAAAATAATACAAATCATAAGAGAAGGTTCTCAGGTGCTGGGAGAGATTGATGATCTCAAAGGCGGATTGAGGGACACAGTCAAAGCCATAGCAGAAGAATTAGAAATCAAACCAGGATTAATCAATAAGGCAATTACCATTGCACACAAAGATTCTTACAAAACTGTGACAGATGATATGGACATGGTTGATTCTATATTAGCGGCCGCTGGAAAAATCTAGTGTATGGTGATATCAAAAAATTCTGGATAAAAAGTTATCAATCAGATAATGTAGCCTTTTACTTTGAATTAATAAGTTTTATTTTCACTGTTGGAGCAAGTTTAACTTTGGCGATAACAGCCTCTGATCCTGATCTGACCATAGTGTACCCAGGATTCTTCATAGGGGCGGTCACACAATGTTACGCATCGTTCAGGAGAGGTGCGGCGTTCGTCATGATGATCACAGGATATTTTTCGATCATAAACATATATGGGTTTGGTGTTGCAAGTTATTGGTGGTAAAAAATGAGTTATATTGATGCATATTACAAGAGAGATCAAGACAAAGTTTTTGTTGTCGAAAGAAACAAAAATGGAGAAAGAAAATTTGTAGAATATGATGCCAGATACGTATTTTATTATCCCGATAACAAAGGAAAACACAGAAGCATATTTGGTGAACCTTTACAAAAAGTTCAATCCAACACATATAGCAATTTCATAAAAGAACAACGTATAAGATCAAATAAAAAACTTTATGAGCAGGATATTAATCCTGTGTTCCGTTGTCTCGAAGAGAATTATCTAGGCAAAGATGCTCCCAATCTAAATGTAGTATTTTTTGATATTGAGGTAGACTTTGATCCTGAACGAGGATATTCTACCACGGATGATCCATTTATGCCTATAACAGCAATTACTTGTTATTTGAATTGGACCGATCAATTAGTCACTTTTGCTGTACCACCTAAAAAATTGGGTTTTGAAAATGCCAAATTACAAGTAGAACGTTTCAGCAACGTGATGTTGTTTGAAAAAGAAAAAGATATGCTTGATGCTTTTTTAACATTGATCGAAGAAGCAGATATATTATCAGGATGGAACTCGGAGGGATACGATATACCCTATACCGTGGGCAGAATACAAAAAGTGTTAAGTTCCGATGACACAAGGCGTTTATGTTTTTGGGGTGAGAAACCCAGAAAAAGAACCTTTGAAAAATATGGCAGAGAACAGATCAGTTACGACTTAATTGGAAGAGTACATTTAGATTTACTTGAACTATATAGAAAATACACTTATGAGGAAAGACATTCGTATAGATTAGATGCCATAGGCGAGCATGAACTAGGCGAAAGAAAAACTGTGTACGAAGGATCACTAGATGCTCTGTATAATAACGATTTTGGATTGTTCATAGAATATAACAGGCAAGACACGGCACTTTTGGCCAAACTTGAGAAAAAACTTAAATTTATAGAACTGGCGAATGAGATCGCACACCAAAACACTGTTTTACTTCAAACAACAATGGGTGCAGTTGCAGTAACTGAACAGGCTATTGTGAATGAAGCACATCGAAGAGGAATGATTGTTCCGGGTAGAGTCAAAAGACAAGAAGGAGAGTCGACCCAGGCCGCAGGAGCATATGTGGCAACACCTAAAAAAGGATTGCATGATTGGATAGGAAGTTGTGATATAAACAGTCTATATCCTAGCGTGATTCGTGCATTGAACATGGGACCTGAATCTATTGTGGGACAAATACGTCCAATTATAACATCAGCAGAAATTAACAGAGCAATACATCAGAAGAAATCATTCGCATCGGCATGGGATAATCAATTTGGTTCGTGGGAGTATCAAGCAGTAATGAAACAAGATCGTGGTGTAGAAATTACAGTGGACTGGGAAGACGACACATCAGTCAAAATGTCCGCGGCACAATTATACGAAATAATTTTTAATAGTAATAATCAATGGATGCTGTCTGCCAATGGTACGATTTTTACATACGAGTTTGAAGCCATCATTCCAGGACTATTGAAACGTTGGTATGCTGAAAGAAAAGAGATGCAACGCAAAATGCACGATGCCGGAGACAACGATATTGAACGAGAATTTTGGGACAAAAGACAACTGGTTAAAAAAATTAACTTGAACAGTTTGTATGGTGCAATCTTAAATCCAGGTTGTAGGTTCTTTGACATACGTATCGGACAATCGGTGACACTGACAGGCAGATGTATCACAAAACACATGGCGGCAAAAACTAATGAAATTATAACGGGCGAGTATGATCACAAAGGAGATTCTGTCATATATGGTGATACAGATTCTGTGTATTTTTCTGCTTATAAGCCATTACAGAAAGAAATAACAGCAGGACAAATCCCATGGGAAAAAGAAAACGTTATTGCTTTATATGATAAAATATCATCTGAGGTGAATTCATCTTTTGCTGGATTCATGACCAAAGCATTTCATTGTCCAAAAAGCAGAGGAGAAGTCATAGCGGCAGGACGAGAACTTGTTGCGAGCAAAGGACTTTTTATCACAAAGAAAAGATATGCAGTTCTATATTTCGATAAAGAAGGACAAAGAACAGATACCGAAGGTAGCATGGGTAAAATGAAGGCAATGGGTCTTGATCTAAAAAGATCAGACACACCTGTATTTGTACAAGATTTTTTGAGTGAATTGTTGATGATGGTATTAACAAATAAAACCGAAGAAGATGTTCTCAAAAGAATATCAGAATTTAGGGCTGAATTCAAATCAAGACCCGGTTGGGAAAAGGGTTCCCCAAAAAGAGCCAATAAGATAACAGAATATCTCGGAAAAGAAAACAAACAAGGTCGTGCCAATATGCCAGGTCATGTTCGTGCCAGCATCAACTGGAATAAATGTAGAGAACTATACGGAGACAAATATTCTATGCCTATCACGGATGGTGCAAAAGTAATTGTATGTAAATTAAAAAACAATCCATTAGATTATACTTCCATAGCATATCCAGTGGACGAGTTACGTATTCCAAAATGGTTCCAAGAATTACCATTTGATTCTGAAGCGATGGAATCTACCATCGTTGATCAAAAAATAGATAATCTAATAGGAGTATTAAATTGGGACGTACAATCGACAGAAACAACCAATACGTTTAACAAACTTTTTGAATTTTAGTAAATAACATATATGTTAAGCATCGAAGAAATTAAATTACTCATAGAAAAACTTAAAAAAATAAAAGGTACAGATTTCCAAAAAATACTTGATGATAATTTATCAATATTGGAAAACCTGGCCGAATCTGTCGACATCAATAATCAACAGGAAATAAATCGACTAGACAAAACCAAAGAATGGTATGCTAAAGATTTAGATTTCACATATGAAAGAAAAGATCAGTTTGATGAAATGTTAACTAAAAAAGTCGAAGATAAGATCAAGATGTTTGCAAAAACTGGTGCTCAATCTATTCTTTATAATAGTTTAGAAATAGGCCCGGGATATGGAAGATTCAGTAGATTTTTCTTACCATGGAGATTAAATTATTATCTAGATCTGCTACCGCATTGTCAAGAAAAAATAAAAGCACTTTTTAAACCACAACAACACAAACTGATAAAATTTTATACAACCAACAGAACTAGTTGTCCAGAAATTGACGACAACGCAGTAAATTTTGTCTTCAGTTGGAACACATTTACTTTTTTTACTCAAGAACATATAAAAGAATATCTAACAGACATCAATAGAGTATTGTTACCAGGCGGATATGGATTTATACACTATGCAGATTGTCATTACGATTTCGATCTTCATGAAGCAAAACGTGGATACTGGAATTATAATACCAAAACATCAATGAAAGAGATCACAGAAAGTTGTGGGTATGAAGTAATTGAAATGGATCAATTTCGTCCTGGTGCCAACTATATAATTTTCAAAAAACCTGGTAATAAAAATCCAGTATTATATAGTGCTTTAGAATTACCTGTAGAAAAATAAATTAAACATTTGACTTTAATCTAAATAATCTATATAATAGTTTTATTATGATAGATATCTTAAAAGACATAGTCAAACACACACACGGTTTAGGCTTTCTAGACCTTGTTAAAATTACAGGCAACGAATCTGAAACAACAATAGATTCCATGGCTGAAGACAGATCAGTGATCTTGCAAGGATCTTTTCACAAACCACAAGCAGAAATGACGGGTACTTTTGGTATGCCCCAGTTGAACAAACTGGACATACACTTGAAGTGTCCTGAGTATAAAGACAAAGCAAACATCACTGTAATCACAGGTACTAGAAATGGTGCAGAAACTCCTACAGGTATTCATTTTGAAAATGAAAAAGGTGATTTTAAAAACGATTACAGATTTATGAATGCTGAAATTATCAACGAAAAACTTAAAACTGTAAAATTTAAAGGTGTTAAGTGGAATGTTGAAATTGAGCCTACTGTGGCCAGTGTACAAAGATTTAACTTCCAGGCAACTGCAAATACAGAACACAATACATTTGTTGTGAGAACCGAAGATGGAAAACTTATTTTCACTTTTGGTGATCAAGCATCACACGGTGGAGAATTTGTATTCGCTGATAATGTATCAGGTAGTCTTAACAAAGGGTGGAGTTGGCCGGTGGCACAGGTATTACAGATATTGAAATTATCAGATTCGGCAAAAGTCACTTTACACTTCTCTAATGAGGGTGCGATGCAGGTCACTGTTGACTCTGGACTTGGAAAATATCAATACATCATACCAGCACAGGCACAATAATGACTGAACAAAATAACAGGCAGGAACATTTAGGGGAATTGAGTCGAGACTTCGCAGTGTTCTTGCCTGCTATATCAAATTTTTATAATACCTTTATTAGCAAACAAAGAGTCACAGAAGGTACACATATTCCCAAAGAAAGAATACCTGCTGGATTTGAAAATGGTGTGGAAGGACTAAACTTTATAAATCCAGAAAAAGGTATGTTCACTTATCCTACAGCATTATACTCGGCGGGTCATGCTTGTCTAGACATGGACAAAGTGGGAGATCGAGATCATATGTTTGTAAACAGAGATCGTAAATTCAGCACCATAGTGGGAGATTCGGGTGGATATCAAATTGGTCGAGGCGTGATACAATTTGATTGGAAAGATTTTGAAGGTAACAAGGCCAACAAAGTTAGAAGTGATATATTAAATTGGTTAGAACTCACATC